ATATAAAGTAAAGTGTAAAGTGTGCCGTAAGGGGGAATAAAGTATGCCTATAATGATGCCTATAAATACTTGTAAAGTATAACGAATTTCAAGGAGTAGATCAACCATTTTATGGCGTTTCGTGGAGTTGGAAAAACAACAGGCAACATCTTCAACAGGACACTGGGCAGGCTGTTCGGTGCCGGACTGGAGCGGGGGGCTCAATCGCCCTTGACGACCAGCGGCAGGGCCAGCTGGAAAACAAGAGACAGCCAAAAGGATTGGAGGGTCAAGCTAACCATACCTTCGGGCAGTGACGTGGAAAGCATATTCTTACCAAACCAAGACAGGAATAATTTATTGGAACCTCTCCGTGCTCACAACGGAATAGTATTTCCTTTGACACCCAGTGTGATAGTGCAACATCAAGCAGGTTACAACCCCATGACAATGACGCACAGCAATTTCCCTCATTACGCATACAGCAGTTCGGAAACATCATCGGTGACTGTGGTTGGAGAGTTCCCTGTGCAGAACGCGGAAGATGCCCAGGCATGGGTGGCGACTCTGCATTTTCTTAGATCAGTGACAAAAATGTTTTTTGGCGGGCAGGATCTAAAAGGAAATCCACCTCCAATATTGCACCTGAATGGTTATGGTGAATATGTGTTCCAAAATGTACCCGTGGTAGTAACAAATTTCAGTGTTGAATTGACGCAGGGTGTGGATTACATCAGCACGTCTCAGACGAGAAGAAGTGTTTCGAGATTCAACGGGGTGGACTTGGAGTCTGAAGGTGTTGTGACCGAAATCACTGCATCAACCGACAACATACCAGATACTTGGGCCCCAACATCCAGTATTTTCACAATACAGATACAACCTGTGTACAGCAGAGACACTGTGAAGACGTTCAACATGAAAGATTTTGTGAGGGGTAACCTCAACGGAAAAAATAACGGAATAGGGATAGTCTAATGGCAGAATACTCAAACACGTCTCCATACTTTGCCACTCCGGAAAATAATTTAAGTTTGGACTTTTTCCAACCAAGAGCTCTGACAGCCGAACAGGACGATGTCAGCTACACCGTGGACAGGATCTACGCCCATAGGCCAGATCTGTTGGCTTATGATCTATATGGCACTCCGCGGCTATGGTGGGTGTTTGCCCAGAGAAATCCAGACGAGATAGAAGATCCAATATATGACTTTGCACCAGGAGTGACAATACAGTTGCCAAAGCTGAGCAACCTGCAGAAGGATCTCGGGATCTAAAATGGTCAAGAAAAGCATAGTGATACAGACTGATAAGGTCGAGGACAATGTCCTGCATCAATATGCGTCCTACAACTATCTGTTCACACTCAGTGCCCTTACACAACAAGAACATAAGGCATCTCAGTTTATCTATCAAGGTCCAAGCAACATCATTGCCAGGTCCGCGGGCATAGGCGCCGACGAGGACCAGTCCATAATAGACGACGAAGGGGGACTGGACGCAGAAGTTGCCAAGACATTGAACAAAAGAGGTATAGAAACGCTTGCCAACAGTAGAAAAATTTTAGAACAAAACAGGGATCTGTATTTCAATTCGGTTGAGATAAACTCCATCCATGGCATGAACTCTGCCAGGGGTACCGGCACCAACACCAATATAAGGATCCAGCTTACAGAGCCCACGGGCACTACACTGATAAGCAAGTTGCAGGCCGCGGCGGCCAATAGTGGATTCAGAGAATACACAGAAGCACCGTTCCTATTGACATTGGAGTTCAGGGGATTCGATGACAAAGGCAAACAGTTGCCCCCAGACAAAGGTACCACTACAAGACATATCCCAATCAAGATAATAAAGATGGATATCAATGTGAACCAAGCAGGTGCTGTGTATGACCTACAAGCTGTGCCGGATAACGAATTCGGCTACATGGACAGGTTGAATGTAACCAGGACTGTGATGAATATGTCCAGGAAAAATGATAGACTTAAGGATTGGGCTTTGTCTTTGCAGACAAATTTGAATAGGATGACAGAGGAAGAAGCGGAACAGAACTTTGCCACAGCAGGTAAGGAAACCAAGTACAGGTTATTGTGCCATCCTGATCTTGCGGAACTGCCAGTCAAGCCATCAGACGGGTTCAATAACACAAAAAATGTGCCAATGTCTGACACCACGGTCGATGCTCCATTGCACGATTTTGAGGCCGTGAACTTTGACAAGAAGGACGGACAGATCAGGTCTAACACTAACATAGCAAAGACTATCGAAGACTACATGAAATCTTTACCCAAATACAAAGACGTGGTCAACAACTGGTTCGAAAGACAAGTTACCGCCGCGGCGGACGGAAGCCTCGAAGATAAGATACTTAAAGGCTCCACAGTCAAAGAGTTTTTACAAAATCAAAAGACCAATGATTTCTATGTGGATTGGTTCAGGGTCAGGACATCGGTGATGATTGATGATAAGGTGTTCGACGAAAAGACCAAGCAACATCAAAAAACAGTGGTGTATTACATATACCCATGCAAAGTCCATGTGTTCAACTTATCAGTCCCTGGACTTAGTCAATTTAATGCAAGTCAATTTTCAGTAAAAAAAATTTATGATTATATTTTCACCGGAAACAACACAGACGTACTGAATTTAGATATCAGCTACAAAGTTGCGTATTATAATTCAATGTTGAAAAGTGCTGATCCTAAATTTAAGTCAAACACACTTTTGAAAAACAGAGAAGTCGAAGGTTTCGGACAGGGTGCATTGGACAGCGTAGAGCCGGATCTTCCTTTAAAGGCAAATGTGTCCTTGGCAGGATCCAAGGCAACTGGTGCAACCACTGATGTGGAGCCCAGCGTAGACGTATTCATGGACAAGCTTACACATCCAGAGGCGGATATGATTCAGCTGGACTTAGAAATATTAGGTGATCCTGCCTGGATACCAACAACACAATGGCTACAAGTATCACCCCCTGCGGTAGATCCAAATGCCGGTCCTACGAATAGCGTTGTGGGCATTGATCAAAATGAAAAATGGTTAGGCGTCGGAGACACTATAGGGTTCAATGACACAACAAAAAGTTATAACACAACCATCACTGACCCTGTCATAGGCGTGCAATTCAAATTGCCGTCGGATTTTAATGAGGCTAAAGGCACCTATAACATATCAACGGAGAGTGGACTGTTCAGTGGTCTGTATCAGATTTTTCAAACAATTAGCAAATTTGAGAATGGAACGTTCACACAGAACTTGATTGGAGTAAGATTCAAGAACCAAAGTGATGGAACAGATACATCACTTGAAAAAACAAATTTTGTTTTGGGTGTGGACGGGAAAATAACTACACCAGAGCTGAGAGAAAGGGCAAGAGTGAACTCTGAAGCAAGACAGGTCACCAGAGATGCCGAGAGACAAAATGAAGGTCTTGCAGGGAACACATTCTAATGAAGCTTACGAGTGATTTAGCCGGAGACCAGTCATCCTACAACCCCGAGAGCAAGAGCAAATCGGGTGTAGTGATCGAACCCGGTCCCTATGTGGCCACCATCAAGAACAACACAGATCCTCTGAGGATGGGCAGGCTTGAGGTGATCATACCGTCTTTGGCCAACGTATATGACGGCGACCAAAACAGGCTACACACAGTTGATTATCTAAGTCCCTTTTACGGAGTCAAGACTCCAAACTATGTGGACGAAAAAGATCCAAACAAATACGAGAGCAGTCAACACAGTTATGGGTTCTGGGCAGTCCCGCCCGACATAGACACGCAGGTGTTGGTTATTTTCGCGGAAGGCGATCCCAACCAAGGTTATTGGATAGGGTGTGTCATAGAACCATTGATGAATCAAATGACGCCCGGCATTGGTGCTTCAACCAAGACCGAAGTGGTCAAGAATAGCAAATCTAAAGAATCAAAATTTGGCACCACCGAACTACCGGCGGGAGAACTGAACAGGAGGTACGCAACAAAGATCGGTCAAAGTTTCAATGATGCCAACTCCACGCATCCAATTCATCCACAGGCGGATCTCTTACGTCAAGAAGGGTTGGTGCAAGATGACGTGAGAGGAACGACATCATCGAGTGCAAGACGTGAATCGCCTAGTGCGGTATTCGGAATCAGCACTCCTGGCAGGAGAGCGACAGGACAGACCAAGAAGAAAGTTGGTCCAAGGAATTCCCTGAGAGAAGAAGTCATAGACAGATTGATCGGACATTCTTTTGTGATGGATGACGGAGACAATGAAGCAAACAACCAATTGGTCAGATTAAGATCCGCCAGCGGTCACCAGATACTTTTCCATGACACAGAGGGTGTGGTTTACATTGCAAATGGATCGGGTAATGCATGGATGGAGTTCGACAGGAGTGGTAGCATAGATATCTACAGTGGAGGATCCGTGTCTATGAGATCAAAGGGCGATTTCAACATACACAGTGACGCTGATATTAATATGTTTGCAGGTAACAGGATCAGGATGAGGAGCCTTGACAAGTTGGCATTGGATGGGGGATCCATTACACAGTATTCGGACACCGACATACAACAACAGGCAACCACAGGAACTATAACAAGCAAGGCACCAGCCGGTTCTATCTTAAGTTATGCACAGCAAAGCCAGATACACCAATCATCGGGTGTGCATCATTTGACAGGATCTCAGGTGCATTTTAATTCAATTAATACAAGAGCAGATTTCTTTGGACCCGACATGCAGAGAACTAACACACTCAGCAACATCGGTACACCTACACTACACAGTTTCAATCAAGACATTGACGTAAAGAAAAAATTTGAGGATAAACCTTTGGCGGTTGATCAACAGGGCATGGTCACTATGTCTGGTATGCGAACACCAACCCACGAGCCATGGACGCACTGGAACGAAACAAAATTTGCAATAGGATCAGCTCCCGGCAAGAACACAAAGATACCAGGGACCGCTGAATTCCTTGCACAGAGAAATAGGACAAGTGACAAGCAAATAATACGAGATGCACAATTCCAAGCTGACCTGGAATTCCACATCAACAGCAAACAGGCAGAACACAAAGGCGACCAGAGCAAAATCACAAAGATTGCAAATACTTTTTCTTCCGAGTACAACAAGTTGTATGGTATCACAGGCACCGTCGCTGATAATTCATTGGAGCCAAGGAGTGATTTGATCAATCAGACCATACAATCTGTTAAAGGGTCAGAACTTAACTTGTTAAAGGATCAGGTGTTTGTGAACAAGAGTGGTGTGTTGTACACTGCAGGCAATCTCAACCAATCCGTGACAGGCACCACAAAGGGTGTGCTGAACGATCTATCAAAAGGAGTTGGTGTGTTCACCACTGCCGGGAACGTGCTGAGCGACACAGGCACCAAAGTGCAGGGCATAGTGCCGGGACTGGGCAACGTTGGCACAGCATTGAATACAGTAAATACAGTGACCAACACGTACAAAAATGTTGTTGCTGGAAATGTTGTTGGTGTCACACAAATAAAAAGTGTGGTGTCGACGGTAGGATCAACAGTGGCCAAAGTGGCTAGGAGTGTTGGCAAGATATTTGGATTTTAACAATGGCGGCAGAGACACAAAAAGGTAAGACAGGCATCACAAGACAGGTGTTCAAGGGATTCAGTTCCAGAGCGGAGCAGGACAATTACAGGTTATATGATTTCAACCTCATAAAGCAGGATCTTGTTAATAGGCTGAGCGTGAGAAAGGGTGAGAGATTGGAAAATCCAGAATTTGGCACAATCATCTATGACGCCCTGTTCGAGCCCTTCACTCCGGCATTGAAGGAAGCAATACTGGATGACATCACCGCCAACATGAATGCTGATCCAAGGATGAGGGCCGACGATATCACAGTCAGCGAAAGTGAACACGGCATACAGATCGAAGCATCACTCACATACATTCCCTACAATATCACAGAAAAGCTGTCGTTGAATTTTGACGAGAACAGTGCCCTGCGTCTATCTTAATATACGCACTTTATTATTCTTATAAATATCACTGTAATTACAAATGGCCACTACAGATAGACAAAACAGGTTACTAGTCGCGGAAGATTGGAGAAAGATCTACACCGCATTCCAGCAGGCAGAC